TAAGTGCTTCAATGATATCGGCAGCAGCCAATGCGGTACCTTTAGCGGTAACAGCAGCAGCAAAGTCGATTTCATTCTGAACGTAGTACGGACTACGTCCACGAGCGCCGGGATTACGAACGGTCGAAGCAAGAGTAGTAACGGTAGCCATTATCTACGCCCTCCCTTAACCGGCAATATTGTAATGGGCGCGAACGAGGGCTTCAGGACGAAGCACCTTGCGACCATACAGATGCATACCACGAACGATGTCAGCGAAGCTGTCATTGTCGCGATAAGTTTCAACCTTCTCAATCTGAGAAGCAGAAGCAACAGCCGAATCATGACCTGCAACAATAGCACCGTAGTTAGTCGCGGAGCCGTTAGTGTCAACGGTAGCCGGACCCGTACCTACGGAGGGCAAGTTGTTAGACAGGTAGATGCGGAAACCTCGGATAAGACCGTCCATAACACGACCGTTACGGAGAACATCCTTACGGTCAGTGGAGAAGTCATTACTGAGGAGTTTCGAGTTTTCGTCGTTTAGCTGCTCCAGAAAGACCGGATCAACAACCAACCAACGACCATCCCGATCAACGTTCTGCTGATCAAGAAGACGAGCCATCCGATTAAGAACTCCAAGAGGAGTAGCTTCACCAGTTGATCCATCGGGATGAGTAGCAATCGAGTCAGTGGTAGCACCACCCGAAACAAAGCTGAGACGGGAAATTAGCATGGAAGCTAAAAGACCGTTAGCAGCAGCAGAAACCGGATCGGTACCTGCCTTGTCACCGGCAACACGAACAGTATTCGGGGTGCCATGAAGAGCAGCTTGCTTGAAGCCCGACAGGTAACCTAGAATGTCCTGGTCAAACTGGTCGCGAAGGCGATAGCCCGCACGGTCAGTAGCCATTGATTCAAAGTTTACATGCGAATGGGCTTCCTCGATGTCGTCAATCTTAAAGGCAAAGTAGTTAGCCTGATCGACAACAAGCGTGAAGTCTTCATCGTCTAGGTCTTGCGGAGTAACAGTAGTACCCCGAACATACGCTTTAACGGTAATCTCTGGTTCCTTGATAATACGAACGGTATCACCAAAGTTAGCGATCTCACCAAAATAATCATTATTGGTGATATCTTCTGCGATACTGGTTTTACGAAAAGCCGCCTGAACCTTCTTACTGTAAATTACAGGCGAGAAGTTGCCGTTAGGCAGGTTTCCGTAACCACCGGCAGTTGAAAAAGCCATTGGTTATCTCCCTATATTGGCTATATAATAAGTTCAGGGGCGTTATTTCTTGGGTATCCTTGCGGGGGCCAAGTCCAAACGGTTTACCTACTACTTATGGAAAAAAGTGTCTAGTATCCATAAAACTGGGGTAGACAATTCTTTAGAATTGTTGTAAGTATAACATACTGATAATTGCTTGTCAAGCAAAATCTCTAATTTAATTTAATCGTTGTTAGCTATCGTGCGCCTCCAGTTTCGTCATATAAAAAGTTACCAGAAGTAATAGCTTCATTTATCTCTTCCGAATGCTTATCCCAATCGTTCCCAGTAAGTTTACGAACCTTAGACTCAGACCATTTAGGCCTTTTTTCACCAGCAGGTTCTTCTTGTCGCCGAGAAGGATTTACGAGAGTTGCAGCATCCTTATCTGTGTTAGTTTTACGAGACTTACTTGTCTTAATACCCGTCTCTAATTTGTAAAGATCAATTGCTTTACCAGCAGCGATCGGATCATCATCGTTTTCATATAGAGCTGTTTGGATCATCTTAGGCTGTTCTGAAGCCCATTCATGGAACCCAGTATCTGCCCTAATGTCGTCAAAATCTGGATGGAGTTTTGATAATTCTGTTTCGGCCTTATCCCGCCTAACTTGCTGTTGGACTTCCGCAAGTTCAGCCAACTTATGTTCGATATCCTGATGAGTTTGGTTTGCCCTCTTAGCTGCAATAGTTTCTACTACTTTTGCTACGTCAGGATATTTACTAGACCATTCTTCAATTTCTTCATCTGTCTTAGGTAGCCGTACCTGGGTCTTAGTCATGGTTTCTAGTTGATCTCGTACCTGCGAAATCTCAGACTTATGTTCGTCTTCCTTGCGTTGAAGATGCCTACGAAGATCACCATAACGCTTCTTAAAAGTCTTTTCTTCAGCGTGTTCAGGCTCTGCTTCTTCTTCCGGCTCTTCTTTTACTCCTGATCGTTTTTTTTCTAGCTCTTCAATCTCGTTTTCTTCTTCTTCAACTGTACTTCGATTGTACCGCATAGTGGCTGTCTTTGCCATTTTTTTCTCCTTCTTAGGGGCCATTAGTAGCTTTACAGAATGTAAAGGGTAACAGGTAGCCCGTACAATGTTATTTTTTAGTCACTATAATCATCCTGCATAGCGCCGCTGTCATAGTCTTTAAATAACCCTGTTATATCTGTTAAGAAAGGATTAATTCTTGCATCCGTATTATCTAGATTTAACTTTTCCATTTCCCTATCTGTCTTTGTTCCAACGTTAGAAAAATCAAACACACCCCTATATAATGTACGACCTTCATCTTTACCATACTGATTATAATGGCGTAGGAAATCTCCCGCCGTCCGATAATTCCCTCCCTGACTCCCAACATCAGGGTTTTCAGCAGCATATCTTGTCAGAAGTTCGTTCATATTAGGAGCTACAAATCTTACCTTTTTATCCTTGTCAACGAGTTTAATTGCAAACGGAGTATCTGCATAACCATAATTCTCTTTCATTACCTTTGGTACACCTACAAATTGCACACTCTGAGCAAAGTCCCCGCCATGATAAAGTTTAGCCAGACCGTCTGCTGCCTTTCTTAAATCCCCCGTCGTATCATTATCAACAAAATCTTGGAACCTTCCATCTCCAAAGGTGTCCGTAAATCCGGTCGTCATACGAAGAGCTTCTTGATACCTTTGTTTTTCTTGTTCTGGGTCTATCGGATCTCCTGGATTAAACCAATTAGAAGTCTCTTCTCCTCCCTCCCCTTGCAAATCTACCACTGAAGGAGCTTCTCCCTTCCCGTGCATTCGACCGGCAATCTCAGAAGCTATCAAACCCCCGACGAATCCAGGAATGCCGCCGCCAAAAGCCGCTGAAATCCCGGCAGAAACAAGTGAATTACTAACTTGACTCCCGACCTTTTCAGCGGTGCCAGGAAAAAATGATTTCACGTAATCAAAAATGGATTCCTCGGCGGCTTGCCCACCTACAGAAGTTGGGTTATCAGGACCGGTATCATCACTTTGATCTTTTGAATCTACTGTGCCCCCTACGGGATCGGCAGACATACTCATACTATAGTCGGCGAACTTATTGTCAGATTGCGAGGCAGTAGGCTGCGTGGACATCAGACCATAGTCGGCGAACTTATTGTCAGGCAGAGTAACCCACTCGCCGCCCTTGCCCATACTGGGGTCCCACACGGTAGGCCGACTGTCAGGCCGATTATCTTGAAGAGGTCCAAATTTTGTATTCTCTGAATCTTCGTTTGCTTCACCACCCTCCTCAAGACTTAAAATATTATTATCGCCTAACTCTTTTTTTTTTACCATAATACCTTTATTAGCAGTAGCTTTAGGTTTAATGTTCGCTAAGTTCGCGCCTGAGAGAATAGCATACGAAATTGCGTTAGGATTGTTAGGTGATTCTTTAGGTACAAATCCGACACCGGGGCGATAAACGTGAGTATCCCCGAGAAATGTTTGTGAGCCTACTGCTCCTGTTTCACCTGCTAGGGTAATATCCGGGTTGTCGGAGTCGAAAAATTCGTCTTGATCACCGGGTTGACTATCCTCATGGCCTCCAAAAGGATCCTCGCCCGGACCAGGACCGGTATCGTCTCCGCCCCCAATCCCGCCGCCGCCAATTCCTCCGACATCAGAAGGATTAGATCCCGTATCGTCACTTTGGTCGTTTGAATCAGAGTTTCCACCAACTGCTCCCCCATCTGCTTCTGATGGCCCCGGACCATCGCCCGCCGACATGAAAACCGGGATACCTTCTGGGCTTAGTCGAGGCTCACCTTCAGGAGTTTTTCCGCCGCCAGCATCTTGAAGAAGACGAACTTCTTTTTCATTAATGTACGAAAGCAGATGGGGCTGACCTTCAAACTCCTGGATTAACGGGGCTGAAAGCGTCGGGATTTTCATTTCTTCTGGATTCATTGCCTCTTGAGGATTAACTGCCTCCTCAGAGCTACCAGGGCCTTGAGGCATAGGAGCAGAAGGAGGGGTTTGCTCCATCAAGCTATTCATCTGAGAATCCATATTACTAGGAGGGGCCATACCTTGTCCAGAAGGCATCTGTTGAGGCATTGCTGGCATCTGTTGAGCAGTACCACCCATCTGTAGTGCTAGAGTTCCCTGCTGATAAGGTTTCATCATACCACCTCCCCGTATTTCAGTCATTGGTTTCATTTTGAGTACAGTCACTTCCTCTGTAATACTTCCTTTTTTGTCTTTACTTTTTTGCGGTTTTTCTGGCTTACCGTTCTCGTCTACATCGACGATGAGCCCTTCGTCTTCCATACTTTTTAGACCCGCTTGAGCCTCATGCATCATTCGATGAATAGTATCTAAACCTACATAACGAACTACATCAGCAGGAATCATAAATTCTCCTTCTGAAATCATTGCTGGAACGTCATCAGCAACTTCGTTTGGTAAGGAGCCCACCGGTGGATTATTCTTAGCCATGTTAAGTCCTTTCGACCCTGGATTGAACTTCTACTCTTATTTGTTTCATCTTTCGGAGAACCTGCAATTTTCCTTGGGCTTTATACATCTGACCCTCAGACTCACTTTGTTCAAACTCCCTGATCACATCAAGAATTTTATCATCGAGATACTCATTAAACGCTTCACTGAAGTCGAGTTGGTTGACCACCGGCAGGAGGCGCTTGGCGAGGTTGTGGTGCATTAGGTACTCCTTGTTGTGGCTGTGCCCCTGAGAAGCTCTTCTCTCCAGGGACTGGAACAGCGCCGATACCAATGTTAGATCCGCCGCCGCCTTGTTGATCCATAGGGTTAGCTCCCGGTGGAGGGCCTTGATCTTCAGCCATCTGCTGTTGCATCTGTTGCATTAATAGTGCTTGACGCATTGCTTCTTCAGGATTGTTTGTGATCTTATCTACATCAAGATCCATAGTGGATGCAATTTCACGCATGATGTAAGGGAACTTAGCAAATGGTGCTAAGACAGGATTACTTGCAACCTGAAGGAATGTAAGAAGACGCTGAGATCGAACTTCGCTCTTCATAAAGCTCTCAGTACCCCTAGCCTTAACTTCAAGATCACCCTCGGTGTCTTCATCATAGTCAAACTGCATGTTAAACGCATATAGAGACTCACCTAGTGGCCTTAGAAGGTAATCATCAAAGTTCTTTACCACTGTACGAATAGACCCTGCTGCTGCCCCCATAAGCATAGAAATACCGGAGGCTGTACGACCAGTTCCTTGCACACCAGTTTGACCATACGAATAAGAGGGCAATCCAGTTGACTCATCAGCCAATACCCTGGCCTTGTCAAACAACTGCATGTTCTCATTACTTACGTTAGGAAATTTAGTCCCAAAGATTGCCTGACCCGGAGCACCACCCTGACGCCTAAAGATTTTACCAGGATAAACAGTTAGATCCTGTCCAGGAACTAGGTTTGATTCGTCTACTTCGATAAGTAAGTTTCCTGACAATACAGCGTTATCTACCGCCATACGCATGAAACCATTCATCAAGGTTTGTGTGTCATCCATGTTTTCAGCAAGACCAACCCCAAAGAAGCTATACGGGTTGATTTCATACGGGCAAGCGAAATACGGAATACGCTTAGGAGTGAAGGGGTTAATAACAAGCCTTAATACTTCATTGTTGCAGACCCAACAATTAATCTGTAATTCATCGGCATCCTTTAGATTATTCGGGATATCCATACCTGCTTCTTTAGCGGTTTCTTTATCAATGGTACCCCAGAACTCTAGAACCTCAAAACGCTCTATATCAGTACCACTGGCGTTTGATGAATCTCCTTCATCTAGGTCGTCTTCCCACCACTCACGAGTATAACTTTCGCCAAAGTCAATAGCATTTTCGATTGAATTATCACGGAAAAATGGACGTTTCTTTAGCTCCCTCATTTGTGAACGAGACATACGATGACGTTCTACGATATACGTAACATCATCCATGCTATTTGCGTCGGGATCAGGATAATAGTTCCAGATGGAGACATGCTCTACTTTGGGAGTTGTCTTAATAATAGGATCGTACTTACCACCCTTAGCCCAATGGGGGTATTCCTTATCAACAGCAAATGGGCCTTTCATAATACCTGTACCGAGAAGGACGCATTCAAATGCAGAGAACCTAAGATGTTTAGTTGCTGCTGATTCTTCTAGCTGATCCCGGATCTTCTTTTCCATCTTCTTAGCTGCAACCATAGCAGGATGGAAGGTAATAGCAGTTTGAGTAAGACCGGGTCCTTCTTGTAAATTCTCAAGGTTCTTTAGATCTTTTTCAAGAGGACCTAAAAGGTTGAGAAGAGAGTCCGTCGTAGCACCAGGGGTGATGTCTTTGCCGTCACCTGCATACCCATAAGGGTCACGCATGTCCTGGTCTTCGTCAATATCTTTTGGTTCTTTAGGGTCAACATGAGCGGTGTCTAGCACCCCTTCTGGGAGCGTAGTAGGCTCAATACCAATAGGGAACGTATTCTGGCTGAATAGAACATCGCATAGCTGCCCATACGCAGCAAGAACTTTCGTTTTAGTTACTTTAATAAATACTCTAGACTTTTCGGACTCGGTAAACTGAACTTCAGGACTGTACAACCCACGGTAATTACGGTAGGATTGAAGCCAACGACTTTCATCATTGTACCTTGAACTTTTAGCCCTATTGTAACGTCGCTGAATAAAATCAACGACATCATAGTTCACCTCGTCCTTTTTATCTGTCAGTGCAGATGTAAGTCCGTCCTCTGTTTCTTCGTATGGCATTAATATCCAAACCTAGCGTCTGAAGGCTTGTACCTCTGTTTAGGAATGTTTTCCCAAGCACTAAGCCTATTTAAAGGGCGAGACATAATCATATATCTAAGAGCATCGTAGAGATGATCCTCAGATCTTGTGTCTACGTCTTCAGCGTTCCTTTTGTCTAGGGGTAACGCCGGTAGCTGACTTACTATATTTCGACAGCTACTAAAGAAGTATATCGAAGGTTCTTCTGTTTCTTCATCTACAGAAAGCCTTTTATGTAACTCAATCTTTCCTGCTACTCGACTTCCCGGAGATCTGTCAGAAGGTCTAAACCTACATCCTTCTCTATTCATTGCTTCTGCTATGGAAGGACCTCTATCGCCTCTCCTAGCCCAACAAGAGGAGTCTAGCACTGCATCATATATAGTACCATCGCCAGCTTCTGTATCAAGGATAGCCCAAGCCAGCTTATCTGCTGTTAGCTTATTTACGTAAAGCTCTCTATAAATCCAAATGTTATTGTCATAATCGATAGCACCCCAAAGAACACCAGAATGTGAAGAGTACCCAAAATCACAGGCTCTAATCTTTGTCCATCCTGACGGTATCTCAAAAGGTTCGACAACATGCACGTCTTTATTAAATTCAGGAAACGCACCGTCTTCAACAACATCCCAATTACCGTAAAGAAATTGCTGCCTCTTAGCTTCAGGTAACGAGGCAAGCATTGCTACATAACTATGATCTTGCGTTAGGTACGGATTATCCCAAACAGAAGCAGCAATAAATTTACGACTGATCTCTGAGGTGTGCTCTTTACCTCCAACGCTAAAACTAACTTGTTCAACAAACCTTTTACTAGGTGGAGCAGGATCGATAAACATCTTCTTTACCCAGCCTGAACCAATGTTTCCTGGGTTTCCTGTTGCTCTCATATGCAACGGTATTTCTGTATCAGTAGTACGGAGAGAAGACCTTAGAAAATGCCAGATGTCTGCACTGCCGTATTGTGGTAACTCATCAACTCCGATCCAAGTATAAGACTGTCCCTGATATCTTAACGCATCTTGAATATTCTCACAGTAACCAAATTCGATACGAGCGCCTGTTTCAAAATGCCATACGTTTTCTTGTGATTTGAATCGTCCTTTAATTGCTAATCGACTATAGATTTGTTGTGTTTGAAATATAACATCTCGTAATTCAGGCATTGATCTTCGTAGAAGCAGAGCCCTATGAGCAGGTTTATGTATATTTCTTAGAGGAGCAATTAGTAGTGAGAAGGTCTTACCCCCACCTCTTGCACCACCATAAAATACTTCACGCTCGTTAGACTCTAGAAACTCTGTCTGTGGACCAGGATTAGGCCTAAAAGCAACCTCGTATTTCTGCTCTATATCCTCAATCGGAATATCGTAATTTACGGTTTGTATATTATCGGACTTATTTGAAGCGCGTTCTAGTCTACGCTTGGCTTGTCCTGCTTTAATACGTGTCTGTTTCTCAGTGTTTTTAAGTCTTTTAATCTTCTTTTGTTCTTTGGACAACTTAACTTCTTTAACGGCTCTACGATCGTCAAGCTCCTGTTTGCTCCAGGATAACTTATGGAGTCGGGTAGCAGATAATTTCCTACTCGTCTCATTTTCTAGCCATGCAGCTACTTTTCTAACAGATTGCTGACCTTCTCGTATAAAGACAATAGCCTCTTCGAGTTTGGTTAGCGTAGTTGCATGTGGGTAGTAAAACGATTTTGACTGTTTGTCAATCGCCTTATCGTACCCATATGGTATATAACCTACCGCTGGTATCGTTTCTGTTTTATTCCTCTTCAGCATCCTCATCTTTATCTTCTTTCAGGGGCGGGAGTAAAACTACGGCTGATGCTACACCTTTATGTTCAACCTTTTCGGTGCGGACTAATCCAACACGGTCTAAGATCTCTTTAGCTGAAGCTAGTTTCTCTCGGTTGCCTAATGCACTGGGATCATCAAGAATCCCCGTCATAGATAGTACAGCTTTAGGAGCGTTAGCCGCTAATGCCATTTCTGCACGTTCTATGATATCGTCTTTTAGCCTACGCATGATACGAGCCGGATACTCATTCTTTGAGTACCCAGCGATATTCATAGCAGTCCTATAGTCTCCATTCGATTCTTTATTGAATAGAGCGTCTAGGAATGTATTTTCTTTTTCGGTTAGCGAAACTTTCATTGTTAACCCTTAACTTTGTACATGCCGCCACGAGCAGTGAAGCTACCCTGACGAAAACCATACTTTTGAACCGGTGCAGCCTTCTTTTTAGAAGAGGCTTTCTTTTTAGTGGTTCCACCTTTACGGAGGTTAGTATCCTCGATGTCCATGCCTTCATCGGAAGAGTCAACTGTAATTCTACCGAATGGAGTATCATATACCCGTTTGCCTTGAGCCCAATCGTCAGGACCCCCGTCATCTTTAACTCTACGCCAAGAAGACTTGCTCTTTGCAGACTTTTTTTCCTTTATTATTTTAGCAGATAGATCTTCCTTTATCTGTTTCTGAAGAGAGCCAGCAGTCCCACTAGGCCACGGTGCATTAGGTAGAGCCTTCTTTTTCCTCGCAGCCTCTTTCCTGGCCATAGCAGCAGCGTCATCCTTCTTTTTCCTCGCAGCCGCCTTCTGATCATTTTCATTGACTGCACCCGTATCGTCGGAACTACCAGGGATAGGCCGTGTGGCGGGAGGCTGTGTGTCAATGAACCCGCGAAGGTAACCCTCTGGTGCTCTGCCTAAGTTGTGGGGCTTAGGCTCGTACTTTGTACTAGCGGAGGGACGAGGTTCAGGTTTAGGAGGGACAGGTTTAGCCTTCCTTGCGTTCTCTTTCCTGGCCATAGCAGCAGCGTTAGCTTTCCTGTTTTTCTTCGCAGCCTCCCCGGCGCGTTCCCTTACGTAATCAATCTTGATGTCGTCGTCTTTACCCGTATCGTCGGATCTGCCAACAGCCCCGATTTTTCCGCCCATCTTACCTGTAGTACGATCAGGAGCAGCAGGTTTAGCAGCAGCAGGTTTAGCAGCAGCAGGTTTAGCAGCAGCAGGTTTAGCAGCAGCAGGTTTGAATGAATCTAAATGTTTTTGAGCGGCGGCTAATTGTGTCTGAGCGGCCTCCTTATGGGCCGAGCTTGCAAATTTTACTGTATTTTCTAATTTTTTAATTGCTTCGATGGTTTCTTTTTCATTCAACTTAGTAATATTCCCAGCATCTTTCCACGCTTGTGTTGCCCAATCCCAGACATCTTCTGCTCCTGCTGCTATTGCGTTGCCAAGCAGGCTACCTTGAACTCGTTTTAACTGGGCTTTAAGCTGGTCACGGCGTTGTATCAATTTCCTACCCTTCGGAATATCACCTGATTTCATCGCCCCCTGGGTTCGGGATACCTCATTGTGCTCCTTTATGAGTGCATTTATCTTTGATATCTCCAAACGGAGTTCGTCTTCGCCCATGACAGATTTAGCCATAATTATTTCCTTTTTATGGGGCCACGTCTAGTAATGAGGCCTCCTGATGCTAGTGTCTTCATTACTCCTGAAGGTTCTTTTTTTATAGCACGGGTCCCAGACCTAGTGGCGTTCTTAGGAGGTCCATCATCTTTAATTTCTTTTACGGTTTGAGGACGACTACCTAGATAGCTTCCTTTGTACAGAAGAGATATCTTACCGGACTCT